GTAATCGACGCCAGTATTGACAACTCCGTGGAGCCTGTAATCGGCGGAACTCACTCAGGGGCTGGTATGTCACTAGCCACAATTCGTTCGCGAGAGCAGCTAACCAACTCAGACGGAAAGAAGGTTGACAACCTTCTCATGACAATTCCGACGTTGCTCAATATTGGTGCGACAGGTCTAGTTGAGATTGAGCTTTGGCTAGATCCTGTGATGGTCGAACCTACTGAGGTGGGACATATCAACGGCACTTTGCCCTTTAAGCAGGGTGATTATGTATCGCCGTTCAACCTTGTGCCACAGCTAATCACAAGTTTTGATAGCACTCAAACAGAGTTCGCAATTACGCAGGAACCACCTACTTCTGAACGACTCACAGTCATGACCCAGTATGACAGCGGAGATCTTCTGTCTGTCGATGTAAGCTTCAATGACAGTCGTATTGTCACCACTGGTAAAAAGGTTGGTTCATTCCTCGTAGATGCAGGCGGCACTTCAATCAATCTCAACGAGCTTTTCCAAAGTCAGAGAACGGTATTAACCACTGAATATGACGCGCCAACTGAATTCCCCGCATCATCAGCTTCGCTCACTGTCGAAAATTTCGATACAAGCACAGGATTAATTACAGTCAACCGTGCGTTCCCACTTCGTATTTACCCTGACCAGCGAGTTGTATTGGGCTTGACCAATTATTATGTTTTGTCCGTCGATTCAGTTAATACATTTAAACTTAAAGCAGCTAAAGTAGGAACGTCCGCTATTACATCGGGCATCGCAGTAGGTGACACACTTGTTGCTTATTACGAACTAGACCTGTCCGCTGCAGTGGCGTCTAAATTACGCCCGATTTATCGGTCTGAATTGGTTGTTTTGGCAAAACCATTTAACGCTGTTTACTCGAATTTAGACAAAACTGTTGAATACAATGCTGAATGGATGCGTCTGGTGAATACAACCAGCTCCGATGCTTACAGCGTTCAAGCTGCCCCCACGGTAAATCTCTATCTGACTAACAGAGTAAGCTAATGGCAACTGGATCAAACCTTATAAACACTTCCTCTGAGGGTCAACCACTTGATAACGAGGACAGGCCATTTAGCTTTGCTATTGGTACTCAGATATTTCTCAATCCTTCCGATGACCCTACGAACGGAGTGGTTTCATTTAAAGCCGATGCAAATTTGATTGTGGGTGCTTTGGCGGCGGGGGTTTCCAACGTCGCTCTCGGATTTTCAACCGATGCGGAGCTTAATACGTTAGCTAGTTGGGGAGAATCCAATATCAGTAGTGTCTCTGCTAATCGATACCCTGTTGGTTTCGGTCGAGTTTCTTCTGCACCTACAAAGGTTGGAGTAAATGTTCAGGGCTCACAAGTAGCAACACTTGGTAGACCCACTGAAGTCACGGCGGTAGATATTTCGAGTAACGAGTTGTCGATGGCTGCGCACCCATTCAATGTTGGAGACCGTATTGTCATCAGCTCGACTGGATCAATTCCAGGAGGTCTAGCGTCTAATGTGGGATACTTTGTGATCGCTCAAACGCCAGATTCTATCAAACTTGCTACAACGAGGGTCGGTGCAGTTAATAACTCGGAGATTGATATTCAATCAGTGGGCTCCGGTACAATTACTGTAGCCTCAGATGAGATCTTTACTCTCACAAGAGCAGGCAGTAGCGGCACAGTTACCCTCAAAAAAGCTGATGTGACTGTCGCGACGTTTACAAATACGAATGTAAATAGCCCGCTGCGACTGTTCTATTGGAATCGAGAGCAATCATCCTCCTCTACAGACCCGGTACTAAAGGAAATTAAGGTTACAGGAGCAATCTGACATGGTCGCTACACGCAACATTACCGATCTAAACGTACTCGTCACGCCTGATGTAGACGACGTTATGTTGATCGTCGAAAAACTAAGCGCGACCAGTACTGAAGCCAAGCAGATTACGTGGGGGAATCTGCAAGAAGCCCTACAAGATATTGTCGGTGCTTTAGTTAACTCGACGACTACTATTGATTTCACCTATGACGATGTAAACGGTACTCTGTCAGCGCTTGTCGTACCCAATACGACCGTCCAGAAATCGATCTATAAAGACGGTACTACGACTTCAACTCGTCAGGAAGCTCAGTTTATTGATGGGCCTGGTGTAGATGTTGTAGTAACTGATGACAGTACATATGATTGTGCAAAAATCACCGTTAGTAATACAGGCATTGTTACCTCAACTACTAATGTAGTCAGTGGCACTTCGTATTCCTTCCTCTCAAGCGTAGCGGTACAAGGCGACGGCACGAAAGAGCTTAAATTCAAGCCTTTCAAACTTGGCTCTCCAAGGTTGACTGTTGCCTCTACCGATTCTGGCGACTCGTTAACTCTGGATATTGATACCAGTGCGATCAATATTAACGATCTGGACAGTACGAACCCACTTACAGTCGCTTTAGGTGGAACAGGGGCTTCGGCGGCGAATATAGCGAGAAACAACCTAGGCGCTGCCAAGAACGGCGCGAATTCAGATATCAGCAGCTTGAGTGGTCTCACTACTGCGCTTTCTGTCAGTCAAGGTGGTACTGGAGACTCAACTGCCAGTGGTGCCCTTAAAAATCTATTTGGCTTGAACTCATGCGTTGGCGTGGGCGCTTCTGGTGAACAAGTTGTCTTCCAAACTTCATCACTCGTAGCTGGTTCATTTAGGGCAGAGTTCAAGGGGATCAAACCCACTGGCGACAACTACATAACCGTCGTAACTGATGGATCTGATATCGCCTTAGGTGCTAATCCCAATAATGTGTTCGATGGCATCTCTGGTGTTCGCAACGCCAACGGTGCTCGAATTACCAATGCAGGTGCGCCCGTCAATAGTGGAGACCTAGTTACCAAGGGCTACCTGGACGCACAGACTACGGGTCTGGATATCAAGGAATCCGTCAGAGCCGCTGCTACTGGAAATATCGCAGGCACGTATAGCAACGGCGCTCAGACGCTGACTGCCAACTCCAATGGCGCGGCGGTGATTGATGGTGAAACTCTGAACCTTGGTGATCGTGTTCTGATCCATCTGCAGACCACAGGAACCCAAAAAGGAATCTATACCGTTACAACTCTGGGCGATGCCAGTAACCCATTTGTTCTGACCCGTGCCGATGACTTCAACCAGTCATCAGAGATTGGTGCAGGTTCGTTCACATATGTAGAAGCGGGCACAGCCAACAACGGTAAAAGCTTTGTTCAAACTGTCAGGAACCCAATCCTTGACACAACCGATCTGGTTTTCAGCGTCTTTGGTGAGACGGCGATTGGTACAAACTCAATCGCGAACAGCAAGCTTCAACAGATTCCCCAGGCAACAATCAAAGGACGTGCGGCAGCCGCCGGTACGGGGGACGTTTCTGACCTTACAGCAGATCAGCTAATCGCTGTAATTAACGCTGGAACAGCAGCCACAATCGACTTGGCTAGGCTTTCTATTCAAACACCTAATCAGCTCGTAGCTGCTTTGAATCAAGCAACTGATGCGGTAGACGCAGGTACTTACTAAACGAGAAGCTATATATAGCTAAACTTTATGCAGCCGACTTAACTGATTTGGCGCAACTTCTACTGCGGTGGTGCAGCGTTTGCAAATCTAATTAACGTCGTTTTTCGACATTTATCCGAAGGCTATGGGACTACCAATTCAGAACTTACGAAGTGGGACTTCGAGTAAGCGACCTAATCCGACAGGGTTGGAGAACGGTCAGATTGCGATTAATTATCACGAGGATGACCCCGCGATCTTTATCAGGGGTGAATCAGACGCCTTGATTAAGGTTTCTCCTACTTTTGTGGGTACAACTCAACCCAATTCTTCTCCAGCCACTGGCGGAGCCACTGGAAATTCAAAAGGGGAGACCTGGCTGGATACGACTTTGACACCGCCCACATTCAAGGTCTATGACGGCAGCAATTGGGTTACTGCGTTTGGTTATAGTGACATCGATATTTCCGGTCGATATACTCAAACCGTTCAAACAGTCAGTGCTTTAGACATTGATTGTTCCGCTGGAAATTATTTTACAAAAACTATCAACGCGAATAGTACATTCACGTTCAGTAATGTGCCTACTAACAGAGCTTATGCTTTTACGTTGGAACTGAGGCATACCTCAGGAACCATCACATGGCCTTCCTCGGTGAAGTTTACTGATGGTGTTACACCATCACTTTCAACTGGTAAAGATCATTTGTTTGTCTTTATCACAGATGACGGCGGCTCTTGTTTCCGTGCCGGATTACTGCGTAACTACACCTATTGAATCATGTATCTTCTATTTTCTGACAACAAAATTCAGCAGTACCCCTATAGCTTGGTTGAGCTTCGCAGGGACAACCCTAGTGTAAGTTTTCCTGAGAATATGAGTGCTGAAGATCTTGCTCAGTGGGATGTGTACCCAGTAGAGTATTCGGCACCACAATTCGACCCCGTCACCCAGGAAGCTATTCCAGTTGATCCTGTATGGGATGAAGATAGAGAAGTCTGGGTTGAGACTTGGCAGATCAACGATTATTCTGAAAACGATATTAAAACTCGTCGACTTTACGCCGCAGACTACAAAGAGTTTAGTATCAAGCTAAATCCCTGCGAGGCATATCAAAAGATTAGAGCGCAGGCTACTGAGAGTCTTCAGCTCACTGTCGCTTGTACTGAATTTTTAGCAGTCCTTCAAGATCATAAGTTCGGGGAACGGAATGAGTTTTTATTCCAACAAGCGTTTGAAAATGTACTTGGACTGTGTTCACTAACGGATGAAGATTATCAGCAACTTCAGGTGCTAATGAATCAAACCGGATTGGGTTATATCTATACGGTTTGGGAGGGCGAATTGCCTGAAGAGTGCGTTGACCAAGAGTGCGGAATCATTTCAGGGGGAGGTAATTGAAGTGGATCCGACCTCACAGCTAATTGCTTTCGGCGGGCAGACAGTTTCTTTCAGCCCGTTCCAGACAACCTTAAATGGAGGCTCTGCCTCTCGACTTGGGGATGACCTTACTACTGTTAATTCTTTTTGGTCTTCTAATACTGCTCACGCCGCCCTTTTCACAAACACTGGCATCCAAACCTATACAGGTTTCTATGCTGGAACCTTGTTAACATCTGTCACATGTGTCGCTACGTTGGGTGGTGCTGCGGGTTGGATGAACTGCAGAGGTAGAAAAATTCGAGCCACTTTCAGTTTTAATGCTGGAGATCGACTTGTGTTTTTCGCCGGAAAGACAACTGCAAAGGCAACTAGCGCAAGCCAACAAGTTGGTGCTGGCGGTGGCGCATCTTGCTTGATGTTACACACGAACAGCGGTTTTACACCCTTGATTGTTGCTGCAGGAGGTCAAGGTTGTTTTGAAGCTAGGGAGCCCACACAGGAAGCTAAGCCCCTTAATATGTCCGACACAGTGAGTAAACGTAATACAATTAGATCTCAACGAGATAGCGTCGTCGGTAATAGCACCCCGGACGGTGCTGGAGGTGCTGGTCGATCCACAAAACGAAATGCCCAGCAAGCTGGCGCTGGTTGGCATACTGCGGCATATGAACCTTCTACTACGAATAGTAATAGCGGCCTTAATATTGATTCAAGATCTGAGGCCCTAAAAGACGGTGCAAGGGGAGGGCCAAGCGTCAATAGCAACGCTGCGGATGGTGGCTTCGGTGGTGGTGGAGGTGATTACGACGGGAACTGCTACGGATGTGGTGCTGGCGGTTACTTCGGATCTTGGGAATCAGCGCAGTCTTGTAGTAATAGCCCTTTGACATCGGCTGTGTTTGAATACTATCTTTATGCTCAAGGTCAGAATGATTATTTGGGTTCATTCTCTTATGTGGATTCCAGCGGCACCAGTGTCTCAGACCTAGGTCATAACGGACTTGCACAGGGTTACAGTTACGACGGCGGGCAAACTACGGGTTTTGTAACTTTAGACTTTAGTTAATTTACATAATCGACGTTAGCAACGCCTCTCCATCTAGAGCCGCCATCGTCGGTTATGAAGACAAAAAGGTGAGTTTTTGATGTTGTCAAAGTAGGTGCCGTATCTCCTGGCCATTTAACCTCACTCGGCCAGGAGAGCGTTCCTCCAGTGTGATACACCTCTAGTGTGAAAGCGTATGATCTACCACTCGCTGGCACGTTACTAAAGGCATAGGTGGTGCTGCTGCTAGCGGTATGACAAAAATAGTTTCCTGTTGAGCAATCCACTGTGGCGTTGCTCATTGTGACTTTGTTGCTGGCGTATGACCCAGTTACGTCCAAATCTACATTTGTTGATGTTGAAGCTAATCCAACTGCCAATGTTGTAAGCGCGGGAGAACCTGTTGTGATTGCATCGCCGCTTACCTTCCCTGCTGTTGTGATGGTATTTAGCTTGCTATCAGTAATACTGCCTGCAAGCTGAGCGTTCGTAACAGAACCAGCAGCACCTGATGGGATGTTGTCAACAGTAATCGTCTGCGTACTGGTGATAATCTGATCTACTTTTACTGATCCG